TAAGGAAACCGCCCCCTCCGCCGCCGCCACTCGCCGCGCTGTTGACCTTGAACAGGCTGTTGAGCACATCGTTCAGCAACCTGTCGGAGATCTTTTTGAGCACGGTGACCGCAGCGTTCCCCATGGACTTCCAGAAACCTTCACCGCTGCGCAAGCCGTTGACGAGTGTCGTGGCGAAATCGCCAGCAAGCTCGCGGGCATACTTCAGCTGTTCGTTGTGGCGAATGATACCGGCCGAGGCCGAATTCATGTCGACCGGCAGGCCATATTGCTTCTGTGTCGAGGCGACCGTCTGATCGACGGTTGAGCGACCCATCTGCTCCTGCTGGAACTGGATATCGCCCGAAAGCTTGGCGTTCGCAGTCGCCGTCGCCAAGGCATTGTACTGTGCAATTTTATTCTTGATATCTTGTATTTGGCCGGGGGCCGCCGCATGAGACTTGTCTTCTGTCGCGCGTAAAAGCTCCAAATTCATTTTCAAGGTTTCGACGGCAATGCTGTTAAGCCCAATAGTCTGTGCTTCCGTCTGCATTTGCTCAATCCGCGACTCGACAGATTTTTGCAGAGTATCATATGCGCTCGTAGCCTCCTGGACTGGGCGAACCATGTCACGATTGGAGCCGAGCCCTGCTCCTCCGTCGATAGTTGTTGGCGGCTGAAGTGCTTTTTTTTGTGCGTTCAGACGTTCGCGTATATCGCTGTATTTGAGGGGCGCAGCGACATCTGGACCAAATCGATCATCGAAGTTTTTTACGCGCCTAACCGTCTCCTCTTGGGAGTATCGGCTGGAATGAGGTGTCGTACGCACCGCGTTATCTAAACCTTGAACATTCTTCATTGCTTGTAGGGCGATCAAGCCAAACTGCCGAATTTCCTCCAAAGCCTGAGAAAGGTCAGGATGAACGTTGCTAAGCTCGCGGATTTTCTGATTTAGCTCTTCCGCACTACTTTGATTTGCTTGTAGATTTCGAAGTAAATCATCAAGCACCCGTTGAGGTTCTTGCAATTTACTGGCACCAAAAGGATTTATTTTATTAACTTTACCCTGCATATCGGCAAATGCCTGTGCAACAGGGTCGATTTTGTCACGCAACACCGAGAGTTTACTTTGAGCTGCAACTGCGTTTTTCGAATACTCTCGCAGTTTTTCCGCAGCTTCCTCTGTTATTTTTCCAGAATTCTGAAGCTCAATTATTTCTCTTTGAAATTCTATCGCCTCTATCTTCCCGGACTCAATCGACTTTTTGAATCTTTCAATAGCTTCTATCGCCGGATCAAAAGTAGTTGGCGGTATATATACTATCTGATCGGCATATGGCGCCTGCTGCCCGAGCATATCTGCAAGAATTGAACGAGACGCCTTTTCACCTTCAGCTTTGAGCGTTTTCTGGGCGCTTTTGTAATCGTCTTTCAGATTGGCGTTTGTGATAGCTGGGCCTAACTTTAAAGCCTCTTCGTTTTGCTCGTTCATTTTCTGATAAGTCGGCCCGAGCTCTGCAATATGCTCTGCATGTCGCTTCAGTATCTCGTCAACGCTCTTAACGTCCCGGCCAGCGTTTAAAAAATATTGTACTGCCGCAGCTCCTGCAAAGGTGAGCGCCTGCGTTACCAAGCCTATGGGATTAAGCATTGTTAGAAATGCATTGCCTAGGCCCTTCACAATCCCAGTAAGCCCCCCTGCTCCGCTGAACATTTCGCCCAATTTTCCGCCTTGTTGAAGGGCAATCATAAATGGGGAGTCGCCACTTGCCATTCGGGTGCCCATTTCAATGAGGACATCCTTCAGGTCTTTCGCCTTTATGCTCACCGCCTCGATTGAATTCTGGTTGCTCTGGCTTTCCGCATTCATGCCGGTGAGTGAACCTGCAACCTTGTCGACGGCTCCCGCTGTAGAAGAACAGCTGTTCTTCCATTCTATCATGCCAGCCGTCGCCTTACTGATGGCTCCTGTGCTTGCGGCCGCCTTGCCGCCTAGCGTGCCAATCGCGCGCGCCGCGGCCCCAACTTCCGACTCCACTTTGTTTGCCGCAACGGCAACACGATTCATCCCCGTGGCGACCTGATCGGCACCAACGATTGTGAATTTCACACCCAAAGTTGCAATATCTGTCACTGGCATACCTTTTCAAAACATGCGAAATACAACCCTGCGCTTTGAGTGGGGGATTTCGTGATTAGATTGTGGAGATTGGTCAGCGTGGCTTTTTTGCTGCCAGCAATTGGCGGCTGCAATTTTTCTGAATCGAAACTAGTGACCGTGTGCGAAGAAGTTTTGAAATTGAGACTTTTGGCGCCGTCGGGATACAAGCGGATCGAAATCAAAGAATCCGAAGAACCTCTCAACCGTGCCGACTACAAACGCTATCTGGCCGGGGATGAATATGGGCCGATCATCCAGGAAGCGAGGATGAAGGATTTTGACCGAGGCCGTGTAAAACCTCGGATGTTTGAGGTTCTTATAACTTACGATGCTCCTAACGCCTATGGCACACCAATTCGCGGCACCACCATATGTCAGTATCCAACTGACAATGAAGACACCTCCAAGGCGGACCGTCTCTACGTAATGGTCGACGGCAAAACGAACGCGGAGTGGTTAGAAACGCAGCTTTAAGAAAGCTGCGGGCGGCAATGCGGCTTCAGCTACTTCTGACTGCATTCTCCGCTTGCGCTCCCTTCTTATACGGGATGGGTTCGCGACACATTCAGGCGGCTGTTCAGCTGAAGTAACGGCATCCGCACTGGTACTCCTTAAAATTTCTGAGAGACACTTATGGACGTTTGGCTAAAGGTTTTGATCGCAACCGCGTGCGTAGTGGTAATCGCGAGCGCCGCGATTGTCGGCGGTGTTGTTGGCTGGCAATACTACCAGGCATGGCAGGAGGAGAAGGCTGCCAAGCTTGCCGAACGAAAATTCAAATGCACCGATGCACTAAGAGAAGAAGCCCGAGCGAAAGCAGGAGAAAAGACATATGGTTCATTAGCTCTCATGGTTGCCGAAGCGGATGATTGCCGAGCGGAATTTCCTGACATTCGGGCCTCGTTCTGCTTTCGTCTCTGGAAAGACGTAAAGCGTTTCAATGCAGGAGAAACTACCGACTTCTTCGACAAAATGACCTCTGCAGCGGTCAAAGAGGTTGACGCGTGCAATCAGGAGTTTGGCTATACCGAGCCAGAAAAGAAGCCTCTTCCTCAAAACACGAGTGAGTGGCAAGCGACCTCACCATCAAAACCCGCGGCGGCGCTAACAATGGTGGCAACGTGCGAAGCTGCATTGAAATTCCGCCTTGGTTCATCAGCTACCTATACACAAGTCGACCATTCAAAATCCCAATTTCCAATGGGTCGCGGTGCGTTCGCAAGCTACCTTGAAAAGACCGACGACAGCCCTTCGATGCGCGAAGAGAAGCTGAAGCAGTTCGATCAAGGCGTTCTGAAGCCGGTACAGTTTTATGTCTATTTGAGCACAAACGCCATCGTCCAGAGCCGATATCAGCGGATTGAAGCGGCCTGCAGCTACGTCGGCATACAAGGTACTGACGCCGGAGTTGCTGTAGACAATGTAAGACTTACCTACTGAAATTCTATGGTAAGCTCCTCTACCACACTTCCTGTGCCCTTAATTATGGTGACAGTACACTCAAATAAGCTCTCAAATTTGACCAACGCAACCAATGGCCCGTCTCGCTCGCATCGTCATCCACGATACCCCACATCACGTTACCCAACGCGGCAACGGGCGGGCGCAAACCTTCTTTTGCGATGATGACTATGCGCTCTATCGCGATCTCCTAGCTCATCATTGTCGCGCCGCCGGCGTAGAGGTCTGGGGCTGGGTGTTGATGCCCAACCATGTTCACCTCATCCTCATTCCGGCGGATGCCGACGGTATTCGCCGCGCACTGTCTCGCGTTCATCGCACCTATGCCGGCCATATCCATGCAAGGCTGCGCCGGACCGGCCATTTCTGGCAGGGCCGCTTCGATTGTGTCGCCATGGATGAAGAACATCTGGCGACGGCGCTCCGCTACGTCGCCCTCAATCCGGTGCGCGCTCGCCTTGTCGAACGGGCTGCCGATTGGCGATGGTCGAGTGTCGCGGCACAACTTGGACTGATTGAGGATGACGGCGTCACGACCACAACACCGGTTCGCACTCGCTTTCCCGATTTCGCCGCCCTCCTCACCGCCACAGAAGAAGAGATGGCGTTTGCCACGCTTCGCCGCGCCGAAAGCATCGGTCGCCCCATCGGCAATACCGACTTTTTCGACCGACTCGAAGACCTCACCAACACCACCCTCAAGCCGGCTCGCCGCGGCCGCAAAGCCAAGGCCGTCATCGGGGAATAATTGGTGCACTGTCACCGTAATTCTATGGGGGGCAGAATGCGTCGAATAGTGTTAGCAACTTTTGTATGTGTAATAAGCAGTGGCGCCCGCAATTACGCAATTACGGTGACGGTGCACTCAAATAAGAAAGTATGTTCTATCTAGCCAACCGATGCCCATCTTATCTGGGCCCAACCAAGGCCCCTATTGAAAGAAATTAGTGCACTATCACCGTAATTCAAAGTTGCAACATCTGTCACCGAACCACCTTTTGATTTCATGCGAGAGAATGCCGCAAAGCTATTCGCGGGAGTTTTGATGAAGCTGATTGTTAGCGTGGTTGCAGTGCTTGCCGCTTTGCTGTTGATCTACAGCTTTGGCATCTTTGATCCGCCAATCCTGACAGCCTGCGAGGCGAAACTTAAAAAATATCTCGTGGCTCCATCTACCTATGAGCGCAACAGATTTTTTCTTAGCAACAGACCTGCTACACGGACCGATGTCGAGGAACGATACGAGAATAACCCATATCTCAAGGACGTGTATCTGAAGGAATTTGATAAAGGCAGGATGAAGCCGGTATATTATAGCGCAACCCTGAATTTCAGCGTATTAAACAAGAATGCAGAGGTGACGACGACAACAGTCGTTTGCCAATACCTCTCCCGCGATGGCAGCACATCCAAACTAGCAATGTTCGAAGTCCTTCCCCGCACTACGGACACCTCTACATTTTCACAAATACTGCGAGACACTAGCAATGACCCGCCCCTAACTGAACAGGAAAAACTAGATTACACCAAACCAATCGCCCCTTATGTGGGGTGGGTTCGCGACACACTTAGGCGGTTTCTTGACTGACGTATTTGAAAAGTCGCTTCTTGAAACCTACCCCGCCTCCCGCACCCTGATCGCCTCCGTCTCCTCCTCCACCGCCTGGCAATAGCGTCCGTCCATCGCCTTCAGCACGGCGATGTCCTCGCGGCGCAGTAGGTTGCCGGTCAGGTGCAGCCAGGCCAGCATTTCCTGGTGGGAGAGCGGCACCGGGCCGGAAAAGCCGGGAGCCTGCGCCGAACGCAGGTCCCAGAACCAGTCCCAGAGCGCATGGCCGGCCTCCGGCACCTCGGCCTCCGGGCTTAAAAGCTCGAAGGCCTCGTTGCGTTCGCGCCGGGTCTCGCCGTTTGTATCGCGCACGCAATCATAGCGCGCAACGATCCCTACGGCTTCTGAAAGCCCTTCGGCAAGCTCTTCATAAAATTTGCGCGGTCCTCCGAGGCGCCGGCCACCTGGTCATAGATCCAGCCGGCGTCCTCGACGACTTCGCGGGCCTTCTCGAAGGAGAGCAGCGGCTGCTCGCCCTTCCACTGCTGCTCGCCCCAGCTCCAGGAAGCGATGGCGGCGGCCGCCTTGTCGAGATATTCGGCCTCGACCTTGCTGGTGGTCAGCTTCTTCTTGCGGCTGGCGAGGAAGCGGTCGCTATGCTGGCGAACGATCTTCTTCACCTCGTTGCTCTCGGCCGAGCGGATCATGAAGGAGATGCCGAGCGGCTCCTCGGTGGCCGGATGCAGGAGCTGCAGCTCGAAGAGATCTTCGGAATTGACGAGACTGGAGATATCCAAGGAAACACCTTATCGGTTGGGACATGTGAGAGTTGCCGCGCGCCGCAGGAGAGCGACGCGCGCAAGGTTCCGAAAGATCGCGCTTACGGCGTGGTGACGGGATCGACGCGGATCGGCAGCTGGTTGAGGCCGATCTTGAACTTCTCCAGATCGAAATCGTCGGAGCCGCCACCGGGATAGAGCGGGCCGGAAACGACGCCGCGCGAATAGAACACCGTGTTGGTCTTACCCTGCGGCGCGTCGTTGCGCTCGACCTTGATCGCCATGTTGTTGATGTTAAGCGGATCGCCGAAGGTGCGCAGAATGTCCTGGCCGGGATCGTCGGCGATGGAGGCGACTTCGAGTTCCGGATCGCCGGCGTTGGAAACGCCCTTCTGCTTCTGCTGCACCGGCTCATCCAGCGTATTGTAGTTGTTGATCGTGGATTCCGAGCCGAAATCGCCGACCTTGCCGACCTTACCCACCTGCACCCAGGTCAGCGCGGCATAGGCCGTGGCCGTCAGATCGGTATTCTGGGGCGTCTCGCATACGTAGACTTTCGAGCCCTTCTTCGTGCTTTTATTCGTCATGGATCATGTCTCCGGTTCAAAGGCGGTGTAGGGAATGGTGACCGGTATTTGCACCCGGTCATCCTCTTGGATCGGGCCTGCGGCCCACGGCTCGCCACTGATCGTGATCTTCACGCCAGAGGCGAACAGCGTCTTGTTGTTGAAATGGTCGATGACTTGGCCGGCGGCATCGAGTGGTTTGATCAGCCCGCCGCCGGCCTTCCAATAGACGGAAACCTGCAGAAGCCCGAGCTTCTGCTGCGGATCGTCGCCAAGCGTCACCTGCCGGGGGCGGTTGGGCAGGTAGCTGACAGCCAGATAGTTATCCGGCTTAGCTTGCCCCGCCGGCGGAAAGGCAATGCCCGGCTGCGCCACTGGCAATGGCGGCTGGAATTGGAGCGTCGCCAGATGGTCCAGCAGCGCAGCCAGAATGAGAGCGTCCGTCGCCGTCGCCATGCGTCACCTTGTCTAATGTTTGAAATTTCGAGGGATCAGTCCGTCGTGTCGCGCGCAGCGCTCGCGACAATGTCAGGCCATGCCTGTGCCGCGAGCCGCACCATGCCCTGCCCCGCCTGACCATCCCTGCCATATTCGACTTCGGCGGCATGGGAGGCGGTGAAGCCCATATGGATCAAACCGCCCAACGGCACGCCGAGGCCGGCCAGATCGACCGATTGGCCCTCATCTGCACCCTCCGCATCCCCGCTTTGCAGAGGCGCGGCGGAAACCCGAAAGGAATTAGTAAGCTCGCCTGATACCGCAGGCGTCGCCTCGACGATCGTCGCGGCCAGCCGCTGCGTGGAGAGGTTCACCACCTCCTCCATGCGCTTCTTAGTCCGCTCGGCCCAGGCGGCGATGTCAGTAGAGAAATTCGAGGAAGCCATGTCGGGTACCCCTTGATATGGTTAGGCGTCATTGGCGGCGTCGCCCGGGGAAGAGCCACGCCGCTCGAAATTCAAAAGGGTGAGATGGCCGTAACGAGCGCGAATTGCGGGTCTGGCCGTTCGGGATTCGGCCTTTGCCCCGTCACTCCTCTCAATCCCCGGCAATGGTGAAACCCGATTGAGCAGCAGGATGACCCGCGACAGCAGCCAAAGCGTGAGGATCGTCTTGAAACGAACAATCGCCGTCATCGCCGCACCTGCAACTGCCAAAACACGACAGTCCCACCCGGCGACAGCGGCTGGATATCGACGATCGCATGCTCGACGCCGCCGATCAGCAACCTGTCGGACAACATCGGCGTAATCGATAGCCCCTCGGTCGAAAGATAGACCATGCGATCGCCGCGCTGGATCAACGTGTCAGCAACATGCGCCTGGCTCTGATCGAGATCGACGAGCGAACAGTCAAAGTCCTCGCTCGTCTGCACCGGATCATAGTCCGGCCCTGCATTCGTAGTACGCCGCAGACTGCCCTTCTGGCCGAATTTGGCGATCAGCCGCGCGGCGGTCGCTCGCGCCCTGTCATAATCGAAAGCCGCCATCACACCACCAGAATGCCCGGCAAAACCGGACGCAGGAGTGGATAGAGCAGCCCGTCAAGCATAGTCAGCATTGGCCTTGCGGAGGCGATCATCTCGTCGCTCGTATCGGCAACGGCATATTCAGTCTCGAGCGGCCCCACCTTCTCGCGCTTCACTGTGCGAGCCGCGACGATAACGGGCGTCAGGCTACCGGGCTCGGAAAGCTCAAGCGCTGCCGCCTCATAAGCCGCGTAAGTCACGGCAAGCGGCAACGTGTTCTCTGTAATCGGCTCGCCATTGACCGTCGTTGCCTCGCTGCGCGGCCAGGATAACACCTGATCGTAGCCTTCAGTCCGTCGTCCAGTGAATCTGGGCTCATAGAGGCTGTCGACAGCCTGCGAGCCGCGCACTAGCGCCGCCAGGCGATCGCCATCGCTTGCCGCGGCCCATCCGGCATTGGCACGATCGGCGAAATAGGCATCGGCGGCAGCAAGCGTGCCGTAAAAGGAAGCGGACATGAAAGCTCCGATGTCGATTGTTGAGAAGACAAGAACCCCTCTCTCCGCATCCGCGGAGAGAGGGAGATCAGGCTCAGGCCGCAGCGGTGATCTCGTCGCCGTAAGCCATGGCCGCCGGCAGGCGTACCTCGGTGCCACCCGTGCGGGCGATGATGCCGGTCTCGAAGCTCATGATCGACTTCTGGCGCGGCTGCAGCACGCGGCGCGGCATCGGCAGATGGAAGCGCAGCACTTCCGGATCACGGCGATAGACGACCATGCGGCCGCCGCCATCCTGCGACGCCGTCGCAAGTTCGCGCAGCGGCTGGATATCGAGCGGCTGGCCGGTCTCCGCCGTGTAGACGTTACCGCGTCGCAGGAAATCCAGCACGGTGATATAGCCGTCGCCATCGGCAAGCCGCTTGGTGGCGATCAGTCGGAAGGCTTCCGGCGGCAGGCGCAGGCTGTCGATCCACTCGACTTCGCCGGTCCGCTGCCGCACGCCGCCGATAAGATCGTTGACGTCGCGCAGGATCTGATCGGCCGTCTTGGCGGACCAGTGGGTCGAGCCGCCTGTGCCATCGGCAGCGACATCGACGCGCGACACCTTCGGATCGTTGACGAAACCGGTCCAACCCTTTTCCGTCGAGCCGGTCATGGCGACGGAATTGAGCAGGCGCTCGATCTTATCGGCGGCGAAAATGGCATTGGAAGCGTTGAGATCGAGATTGTAGAGCGCAGCCTGGTTGACCTCTTCGAGGTTCCACTCCCAGCCGGAGCCGAGCATTGCGAAGTCATGGCTGGCGCTGTCGCGGGTCGACTGGTTGAACGGCATGTCCGTGCCGGCAGCGGAGAGGAACTTGGCCTCGCCGGCGCTGTCGACGGTGAAGAAGGTCGTGCCGGAAGCCCATTCGTTGCCTTCGGTGACGACCGGAACATGGAGGCCATAGTTGAAGGTCGGATAGCGGCGCTGGTAGATGCGCGTTTCGATATTGCGCCCTTGCGCAATGACGAAGGAATAGGCGGCCTGGGCGTCGGCAAACTGCTGTCGAACGAACTGGTTCATAAATTAGGCGCTCCTGTGCTTGAGCGAGATCTCGACGATGTCGCCGTTGCTGCCGCTCGTGTCGAAGAAACAATCGGGAATGGGGCCGACGATGCCGGTGCCGGCTGCATTGACGTAAGCGTCGGTCGTCGGGTTGTAGTAGACGGCGTCGCCATCCGAGACTGCGCCGCCGGCCCGCACATACATCTGACCGGAGGTCAGGAATGCGCCGGTGACGAACTGGGCATAGCCACCGGCCGGCGCCACATCGGGCAGCACGTTCGGCGTCAGCACGGCGATACCGATAAACTTGCCGCCGGCGGCAAAGGGCGCCACACCATGATCGGCAAGACCGCGCTGAACAGGCTGGCCGAACTTGATGCCGGCAGCCGTTTCAACCGTGCGGCTGATCTTGTTGGCCTTTTCCTCAGAAGCGATCTGCCCGTGCAGGCCCTTCCGAGGAGCGTTTCCATAGGTGGTCTGATAAGTCGCCATTGAAGCGTCTCCTTTTCGTTGACCTGGTTAAGAGGGATTGGCAGCCAGATGCGCGCTCTCGAGATCGCGCACCATGGCGGCGTAAGCGGCAAAGGCTGGGGATCCGGACGACTGCGTCGGGTTGATGCCGTCCTTGATGGCTTCAGCAAACAGATCCGGCTTCCTGCGCAGCCCTTCGGCCAGCATGTCGAAGCGAGCGTCGATATAGGCGTCCGCTCGGCCCTCGACTGCGCCCTCGCCCGCCTTGGCGATCACGACAGCCTTGCGGATCGCAGCGTCCGAAAGACCGGATGTCTGGACGTTATCGGCAATTGCCTTGGCAAGACCGATCAGATCGGCGCGCGCCTGGGCTCGACGTTCGATTTCCGCCTCGTCGAGAAGAGCTGATTTCAGCGTATCGAGTTCCGCATCCCGGATCGCGATAGCCTTCTGATGGCCGGCCTCTGCGTCGACAAGGCGCTGCCGCAATGTCGTGATGATTTCTGCGGCCTGATCGGAGACTTCGATCTCGATGCCGTCGATCATGATCGTCTTCGTGGGCATCATTCCTTCCTTGTTTTGCTTGTCATCGGAAAAGGGGCGTGGGGCTGCGAGAGGAGAGCAGCCCCACGGTGCGGCTGCATCGCCGATGCGGACTTTCGAGCCCGCCCGGCCACGGCGCACAATGGCAATATGGTTGATGCGAATGTTTCGCTGGATAGCGTCGTAGGCTTCGCCTGATGGCGTAACGCCTGCCGTGAAATCGACATCGCAGACATAGCCGGCTGACAGTTCCTGCTTGCCGCTTTCGATGTCCTGAATGGCGTCTTCGTCACTGACCATCAGCGGTACACGGAGAAATATGCCTTCACCGGCGATCTCGTCACCGGTCTGACCGACGGCGTATTTCTTCCAGTTTTCCGAGGTGACCATTTCGGGTGGGTGTTCATTTGTCACCGGACGGTGCGCGGCACTCTTCAGCGTGTCCTCGGAAAAGACCTCGCCGCCGGGCCGATAGATCCGCACGGTCGGCATTTCTGGCCGGCCGATCTCGGCACCGGCATAATTTTGAATGCCTGTGCGGGCGATGCGGGCATCGGCCACGAGATAGCCGTCTCCCGTCCGCCGCGTTCCCGCGACGGTGACAGTGTCTGTGAAGTTCATGTTGGAATTTCTCCTGGCCGAAGCCAATCTGGTTCGGATGAAAGCCGTTCGCCGTAACGAAGCGTATCGGTCGGCGACGGATCGTTAAGCCGCGTCGGTGCCTGTTTCGGATTGCTCGACCTCATCCGGTCGGCCGGATGTCTTTACAGCCGCCTCCAATCCCGGCAGCGATCCATCCTCGACAAAAGCATTCAGCAGAGCCTCGGAGAGCGCTTGACGCGGAATGATCTCCTCTCCCGAAGCGGAGCCGAACAGGGCTCGCGCCGCTTCCGCCTTCGTCTTGAAGATATCGGCCCGTTCCGCTTCGCTCATCTGCTCCAGCGGCGCCCAGGTCGCGTATATTGCGGGGTCGCGAGCGCCTGTGGCGGAGCGGATGAGGCATTCGTCAAGCCTGGACATTGCCGGCGTATAGTCGAGTTCCTGGATGGCCTGGATACGGTCGTGATAGTTCTTCATATCGGCCGTACCCGTCGCGTTCATTCCGGCTGGCGATTGACCGAGCAACCGGGTGACCGGAATGTCGGCCGCGCCGGCGACGATCTGCAGAAAGGCCATCAGAATATCCGTGAGGCCGGAGAGCGGTGCGCTCTTGCTGTCGTACTCCTCCTCGGCATCGAGGATCAGCGTGCCGTTGACCCCCTTGATTGTATTGGCGAGCGCATAGCGACGCAGCACGGCATCTTCATAGGCCTGATTGCCGATATTGGCGGAGAATTGCGGGACCTTGATGATGTCGATCTTGGCCTCGAAAACGAGGCTGGCGATATTAGCCGCCGTGCTGTCGGCGTTCTTGATCGCATCGAAGGTCGCGGCCAGCACGCTTTCGCCCCATGCATGATTGCCCGGCCCGCCGAACTCTTCATTCGGCGTCATGGCGCCCTTGAAGATGACAAGCTGAGATGGATGAATAGTCACCTGCATGCCATTGGCGCCGGTCAGCGTGTAGAATTTCGGCTTGCCGTACCATTCCGAGGTCGGATCGCTGTCGACGTCGCCGGCAACCAATTGACGGCGTGTCAGCACGGTCAGGTGCTTGATACCACCCTTCCCGATCCGATCCGCCTCGAGCGGCGACGCCGGATCGGTATCTTCGGCGCCGATGAACAAGGCCGCGCCACCGAAGAGGCGTGCCTTGGTCGATGCTTCGAGAACCTTGCCGCGCAGATTGAGCCGGCGCTCTTCGGCGTCGATCAAGCCGATCTGATCGCTCGCAGCCTGCCAGTTTCGCCATTTCCGGCAGCTATCCAGCGCCGGAATATCGACGATCTTGCGCGGCAGCCAGGAGCCGCGATAGGCGGCGATGATCTGCTCGTCCGTCAGGATCGGCTGGGTATAGAAAACAGAGGCCGCCTTGTCGCGGTCGGTGCCCATGCGGGATGCAAGGCTCACCAATCCGTCGCGAACCATCGAGAATACCTGCCCCATGGATTATCCTTTGATGTCATATGATGAAGAGGCTCGCGTCAGCGGCCCTAGAAATTGCTGAAGCTGAAGGAAGAGCTCAATGCGAGCTCGTTCAGCGCATCGGCGAAGGCATCGACCTGATCGTCGAACTGCCCATTCGGAAAGGCGCAGATCTCGTCGAGAAATGCCTCGTTCCAGTCACCACGCAAAAGCTTGACGTTCCCAGCCTCCGCCTGTGCTGATGCCGGCTTGGCGCGGGTCGCCTTATCACCGGTCGGAGATATGGCTTTCACCGGAAAGCCCGCAAGCAGTTTGATCTTGGTCTCGGCATCGGCCTTGCCGGCCGCCCCCGGGTCCTGCGGCATCCGAATCGTCACCGTCGGGCCGTCCTGAGATGCGGCGTTCTTAAGATTGCGCTCCACCTCGGCGGGCGACCAGCGACCCCGCGCGATGGCTTCGACATAGAAGACACCACCGACCAAAGCCATGCGCAGACCCACCGTCCAATCCGGCTTGCGACCGGGACGTGCTTTCGAAGCGGCGAAATCCCAGGCGCGGCAGCGCTTTGCGCCTGAGGGCATTGCCTCGACGATTTCGAAATCTCCGCGCTGAAACAGGCCGCCGGAACGCGGAGCCGGCCGCTGCTGGAACTGACCGGCTACAGCGTAGGAGCCAAGCGGGATCTTGTCTCGCTCGACGACCGCGCGAGGGAAACGTTCAGGGAAGAGCAATTCGCCATCCTCCATCCTCGGATCGATAAATCCGATCGAAGTCCGACAACGGCGTTCCGGCTCGAATTCCATCGGCAGCATCAAGTGCTCATAGCCGAGCCCGAGCGCCAGGATGATGCCGGAGACATCCGCCTCGTGCAGCCGCTGCATCACGACGACGATCGCGGAGCGCTGGGGATCGTTAAGCCGTGTCGGAACGGATTCACGAAAGGTGCGAACCGTCGACAGCCGCTCGGCTTCTGATTCCGCCCCATCGACCGAATGCGGATCGTCGATGATGACACGATCGCCGCGACCGCCGGTCAACCTAGAGAACGGCACGCCCTGGCGCGAGCCCGTGCGGGTATTGGCGAACGCCATCTCGCCGGTCCTTGTCAGCTTGACCTGATCGCCCCAAAGCGCCTGATACCATTCGGAGGCAACAAGGTCGCGCATGCGCCTGTTGTCGCGCTTGGCGTAGTGTTCCGAATAGGAAGCACCGAGATAGCGCATCTGCGGCCTGCCCATCGGCCCCCATTCCCATGCCGGCCAGAAGACGCCGCAAAGCAGGGATTTCATCGTACCCGGCGGCACATTGATCAGCAGCCGGGTAATCTCACCCGCAGTCACCGCTTCAAGATGCTGGCAGATGGCATCGATATGCCAACCATGCACATAGTCGGCGGAGGGCTCGACGACATGCCAGGCTTCACGGACGAAGCCGGTCAGCGATCGGCAATTGGCTCGAAGTCGCTCCGCATCCAAGGCAATCCGGGCGGCAACATCGACCCATTCGCGCTCAGCTCTCCGCTTCGCCTTCTCCTCCTGGATCGCCGCCATCATCGCCGCCGCGCCTGGCAAGCGAACATGAAGGAGATTTGATTGCATCAGCCTTGCTTGAGTTTGGTCAACTAGCTGAGAACGCGATCATGCCGGTCACCTTAACGATAACCGACGCTCGACCGCCACGAGTTAAAGGTTCACATAGTTGATCTTCAGACTATCGATACCAGCATTGTTAATCTGCTGAGACCACGGGCCGTTAAATACCATTCTTCCCAAGCGAGCGTGCGACGCATTCGATGTTAGCAAAAGCGCCTGCGCTCGGGCGACATTCGTGTCCAGCGTATTCTCGGCGACGTAATTGTAAGCGCAAGCGTTGAGGCGAATTGCCGTCTGAGCTGTCGACGCTCCGAAGATGGCAACTCTATTATTGGTAATTCGACAACCAAGAACGGTGCCTGAAGTCCCGTCGACATCAACTACTGCAGAAGACGCGGACCCGCCTCCCATACGATGTTCTATATTATTTCCGTCGATAATGTACTCTCGCCCGTTGAAGAGATAAATCGCTGGCCCGTAAGTTGAATCAATGTTGTTGTCGCGGATAACGTTATGGCCGGCGACACCATCGCTTGCCGCGATCGTGAAGATGGCGATACCAGCTTTCTGGGAAATGGGCGCTCGAATGACATTGCGTGTAATGACGTTGCTGTCGCCGCAATTCGAAAGCTTGATCCCGCCCCAAAAATGATTGTCGCAGATCAAGCTGTTTGATGGGCTACCCTGGACGATGATCGTAGGATTGCACTCCATCTCGAAAGACAAATCATTCGAGGGCATGAAATAGTTCTGCTGCAATATCAGTTTGGAAGAGCTGACCGCTGGAGATCCATCCCAGACAAAGTGAATCGGCCTCCTCCCGCGAACATTCGTGTCGAAATTCGGATATCCCGGCCACCAAGCGGTCCGTTCAATGAAGCAGAAATCTACGCCCGCGACAGGATAGAAATGCATCATGTCAACGCTACTGGTCATAGCGGCTACGGGCGCAAAAATACTTTCAAGAGCCGCATCCCCAAACATGGAGACGCCTTTGTTGAGCAAGCATCGACCGGTATTCGGAACCTCCGACAATCGATAGACACCCTTAGGCACGTAAAGCGTTTTGCCAAGCTGGAATGCTGCTTCTAGAGCGGTATTCAAGGCCGCAGTATCATCAGTAATTCCATCGCCCGTTGCGCCGTAGTCGCGTACATTTATGGCCGTCTGAGCGGCGATATTTTGCGCAGTGGCCGCCGCGCTGAGATCAAATGCTTGATTGGATAAGGTTGTCATTATCTTCCTCCAAAGCTGTTGAGAAAACCAAATGCATAGCAATCGGTTCGCAGAGTCTGATCAGACTGTTTTGATAAGCTAGTTTGCGATTTACCTGAAAACTGGCTCGTGCTCAGTTCTCCGCCTCGCCTGCTCCTCCTGGATCACCACCATCATCGTCACCAGATCCGACAAGCGGCCCGAAGAGAGATTCCAATATCGCAAGCTGCTCGTCCGTAGCGTTGGTCAGGTCTATAGTGACGCCGCGACCTCCCTTGGCCCCGGCGCCGGAGCGTTCGCTTGGCTTTTGATGAACATAGGAGGCCGCGATTTTCGCCATTTCATCGCGCCGTTTCTGATCCGCTTCGTCGTCACGCATCACTTTCAACATGTAATCAAGCGGCGTGTCGTCGGCGGAAACGGCCTTGCGACGGCGCGCACGCGTTTTGCGCGGCGCAACCGGCTTATCGGCATTGGTCATGCTTCAGATTTCCGATGGAATTTTGAAAGGAAACAAGCGGTTCAAAACAATGCTTGTGGTCGACAGCGCGTCGTTGCGACTGTTCTCATCATGCCAAAATAGATACCTCATTTCGGCGCACTTGGCGACACCCTTGAAGGGCACGCACCGAGCAAGGAACGAACACTGTGGCGAACATTACAAATAACAGCTTGAAATCAAAGATAAATGTCGCACTCTTCAGTCCGACGACTTAAGCGACATACGCGTCAATTCACGACAATACTCAAAATGCGCAAGGACCGCCTGATGAGAATCCCGGCACGACAGCATCGTGGTTCAGATGATCCCGCAGACCGAGATTGGGTTCAGCGGTTTATCGCCGGGAATCTCCCGGCCCTGCCCGTTCCCGGCATTCCTGACATTTACCTGCATAGGGCAGGCCCGCAGAGTGGGTTGCGGCGCCTCGCCCAACGAGATCCGGAATTCGGCTCGCCCTACTGGGCACATTATTGGAGCGGGGGATTGGTGCTGGCCCGTTATCTTCTCGACAGGCCGGAAAGCGTGGCCGGCCGTCAAGTGCTTGATCTCGGCGCCGGCTCGGGAATTGTGGGGATTGCAGCCGCAAAGGCAGGCGCGACAAAGGTCTGTGCCACCGACATCGATCCCTATGCAATCTTAGCCACCGAGCTCAACGCGAGGCTCAATAATGTCATGATCGAGGCGATGCCCGCCGATTTGACGAAGGGCGAGCCGCCGGACGTTGACCTTATATGTGTAGGGGATCTGTTCTATGAAGCGGCACTTGCGGAAAGCGTGATAGCATTCCTGGATCGTTGCCTGGCGCACGGAGTTGCGATTTTGATCGGCGATCCTTGGCGGACCTATTTGCCGAAATCGCGGCTTCGGCTTCTCGCAGAATACGCGGTCTCGGACTTCGGCGAGGATGCCGCCAGGACCCAGTCCGCTGGCGTCTTTGCATTCGAATAAAGAAAGTCACCGACTGGAGATATCAATGACCTTTATCGGCAATGCGGGTTCGGACCGCAATTGTCGCTGAGGCGAGAGCAATTCCAGCAAAAGTGCGAAGCGGTTTTGCGTCCGGAATTGCTAGACAACAAAGAGATAGAGCATTTCCATGACTCCGCTTAGAACGGAAATGCTCTAGGCTCTCATCTTGGCACGTCTGCGGTTCCCGCGCTCCAGCTGTTTGGCCAGTTCGGCAAGTTCGGGGCTTGCCGCATCGAAAACGGGCCGTGCGTCATCCGGCAGCCAATGTGTTTCATGCTTGGGCGCCGGGGATTTTGTCCGATCGAAGCCGCCGGGCGCATTCGGCATCATCGGCGATATGCGCGACCAATCCGGCTCCTGCAGCATCGGCGAAACGGCGAAAAGCGCCCTGGCAAGATTCTGGAACTCGCTCTGAATGCGTCGTTCCGCTGTGCGCCGTACGCGCGCCGTTTGGGCGCAGAAATCTCGGAAAGAGCCGGCGATATAGGGCGCCGCAAGACAAAGGGACCAGCGTGAAAGCAGAATGCGCCGCTCCTCATCCTGGACACGAACACGCAGCCATTCCTGCAGGACTTCCTCTGCCCG